GCCATCGGGGCCATCGAGACCATCGGGGCCATCGGGGCCATCGGGGCCATCTGAGCCGCGCCAGCAAAAGTAAACAATAGTACAAACAGAAAGAGACGATAATGCAAATACAAACAAAAAGCCCGCCTTTCGGCGGGCAATTTTATTATACTGGAATTACAGCAATGGTATTGATAATCATCTCTTTAATTCCTGTGAAACTACTAGCGCCAGACCACAAACTAACATTGCCGCTTGCATCAATAGATAGATTAGAAATACTGTATTTATCGCTACTATTTTTCAGAGTGATAGCGCCATACAATGTAGTAGATACAGGCTTGAATTTAGCGGGGATTGTAAATAATGTTTCATTTGCGGAAATTGAAAAATCTCCATCACCTTTATAAAAATAAGCAGAAATAAACAAGATGCCCGCGGGCACATTCCCGCGAATTGTACGCGACATTCCGGTTATTTTAGCGTTAATATTGGTTGGGGTGATACCCTCCCAGCCATTAACAACACTATTTGCAACGGTAACAGCATTGTTTGCGGCCGTAGTTGCGGCATTTGCGGCAGTGCTTGCTCCATTGGCTGTATTTACTGCTTGCGTTGCTTTGTTGTTTGCATCAGCAATATCAGAATCGACAGTTGTCGCCCAAGTGTCAATTTTTTCCATGTCCTCGTTGTAATCGGTCAGCCAGTCGGGTTTGTCAGTGCCGACGAATTGGGAAAGGTCAAGAGTAGTTGTTTTGTTTGTGCTAGCCATAATAATTTTTCTCCTTTTATTTAAGTTTTAGAGTTCCAAGCGTAATTGTACGCCGTCCAGTTTTTACCCGTGTAAGCATCCGCGGTCAAATCAAGTGCTTTATATTCGTTTGCTGTCAGGCCATTTGTTCTCAATTGTTGTGCTATTTCATTCATAGCCTGTTGCGTAGAAGTAAAAACACCTGTAATTGCAGAATACACACCGTAAATGAGTTTATGCCAGATAAAACGCGCGGAGGTTGCATAGTTAAAAGCGGTAACGTTATAAGCCTTATATTTTGTAGCGGTCAAGCATAACTTTGCATATTCATATGCAGTAATTCCCGTCTGCCGCACTCCTGCATACATATCATTTAAAGTATTCTTTAAACTGTCCATTTTATTGTATACAGGGTTGTTAATAATCGTTTCATCTCCAAGTCGGTTTATAACTTCTTCCAATTTCTGGTTAACAATTGTAATTAAATAATTGTAGAAAATTTCATTATTTTTATTAACCGTATCAATTATACCAACGATTTTTTCATTAACTTCTTGTGTAAATTGCGTGTATTGGCTTTCCAGATTGTCTATTTTTCCATCAACTGAACTTTCAAAATCTTCAATATCTTTAATAATCGAATTTAGTTGTTCAGTCACATAATTTTTAACCCATTCTTCGGTTACGGGTGTGTACGTGTTTAAAGTAGCTATCACTTCGTTGATTGCGCCCTGCAATTTGCACAACGCGTCATAATAGGAGAGGGCGTCAGCATAAGCAGACGGTAAAGCAGGGGTACAGCATCGAACTACATTTAGAAAATCCATCTTATTCACCTCCTTTAATACAGTTTCATAAAGCAGTTTTGTATTTCCGGGTTGTTTATAATTTCCATGTCAATGTTTAAGAATGTTTCCCGGTAGTCTTTCAGCAATTCGCTCAAATTATGATACATATTCCCGCGCACTTTCTTCTCAAAATTTCGGTCACGCTTCTGTAAATTATTTGCCGTGGAAGAAGCGGAAGAATCGTTCAAAGTTGCAGACGTTAAATATTTTCCATCTGCAATAGCGCCATTATCAAGCAACCCTTGAGGGGTGTCGCTGTAAAGACTTTTTCCGTCTGCCGTGTCAGTGCGGGTACCGTCGCTTTCAACGTTTTCCAATTCCATATTTGTTTCGGTATAATTGTACGCGTTTAGAGGGTCAAAGTCAAGCTGTGCGCTTTTGTAAAGTTGGTTGTAGTACGGCATTATCTCATCCATTGTACGGTTAATATAAAGTTTGAAAAGTCCCGCCGTTTCCGCTCCAATTTCCCGCATCCAATAATGCGTTATAATTTTATTGTTAAGCGTTTCACGGTAACTTTCATCAAAAATAGGATAGTCCTTTAGCCCTATGTCATAACCATTTTGAATAAGTTGTCTTAACTCAACGGTGTAACTACTCATTTTCAATGTCACCGCCCATTTCCGGTACAATTGGAATTTCAGAATTAAATTCTACCGTCATATTAGTGCCCCACATTTCATTTATTTTTTCGCACGCCTGTTTTCGTTCATACAGGTAAGATTCACGTATCATTTCGAGCGAACCAAACGGGGCGGCGGCTTCATTTGCAACAAGTCTTTCCCGTTTGTCTGTAAAAGCTGAAACGACACCAAGGCTTGTCAACGCTTCGTTATAAATTTCAGTTTTAACACTTAGTAAATCGCGTGCAATAAACGGGATATCTAGGTTAATCGGCTTTATGCTGTCAAGATTCAAGGACTTATCACCGTAAATAAACGGTTGACCGCCGTCCAACTTCATAATCAAGTTTTTAAGCGACAATCTTTCTTTTTCGTTGCACGCAATGAAAGCCGAAAACTTTTGTAAATTCGCATTCGTTTCCGCATTGCGCTGAATTTCATAGAGTTTTCGGGCGTACTCATTTATAATATAAGCGTCCCCTGTTCTTGCCATGTTATTAAAAATAAGCACACTGTTAGATTCATCCAGCATTCTAAAGGGAGTGCCATTTGCGGCAATTGCGCTTCGTTCAGACGGTACTCCGTACCAGTTGAGCGGGCCGGTGTATGCAACCCCCAGGCCAAAAAATTGGTCTAAGCTATCTTCATAAAAAACCAGCGCTGAACCTTGTGTAATGAGCATCAATTCAAGATATCGAATATCAATCCCTTTTGGCACATTTTCCCATTTAAACCGGGCCAGTGCAATGTTGAGCAATCGAATTGTGTATTCGTTGCATGTCACATTGTTAAGTGCTAAAGAATCAAAAAACTGATAATCTCTACCGCCTATTCCTTTTCTTGCCATTATCACACCCCCTAAATAATAGAATTATCAAGAGCATAATTCTTGATATCGTTTGTGTGCCAAAATGTAACACCCGTTTCAAATGCCTGTTTGATTCGATTGTGAGCCACAACGGGAATACTGTCTATTAAATTAGCTTCTGTGCATTTTACAAAATTCCATGAACGGCGTCCATACAAGTTAGGCACTTTTGTTTGAAGTGTCTTATACCCGTACATTGTAAAATAATCGTCAATGCGTTTTGCATATTCATAGCGCACACATTTTGGAAACATGTAAAAATACCATTGCCCATTTGCAAAGAAAGAATTTGAAGAAGCTGTATTGCCCCTTGCGCTATCGGGGATTATCTTATGTTCTTCGATTGTTACAAGCGTATTAGCAATTTTAGTCGCCGCACCTACAACACTTTCAGCCGCCCCGGAAAAATCCCCGGTAAAAACTCCAACACCCGCCCCAACAGAACCGCCAACAATTGTCGTTAAAGCATTTAAATTCATTCCCATTTGATTCTGCGCATACCAGTTTTTAAAGGTGTCGTTTATCCACGAACAAACAGGGAAAGCGGGCATTGTCAACGATTCATCAAGTGAGATGTCAAGCCCCTTGTAATTCAGCGGTGTACATACGATAGGGGCTGAACCGCCAAGAGAACTAAACAATACGAAAGGCCCGTTCGTTCCTTGTGCTTCAAAGTCAAAAAATTCGTAACGGTATTCTTTTCCGCTTGCGCCAGAGCCGTACAATTCCAAGGCTCTATATGGGTATGTGTATAATTTATTATTTTTCGGCGTGTAACCATCAAGCGGCGCAAAAACGTTTAGCAGTTTGTTTCCGTAAATTCTTTCTGAGCCCATACCCGACACCCAACCATAAGACGGGGAAGCGGGGAAAATATTAAGGAGTTCAAGCGGATACATAAACATTGACACAATGGCGTCACCCTTGCCGCTTTTTGCATACTCATCAACCATAGATATAGCCATGTCTACTCGTTCTTTTTTCGCGTAGTAATAAGACAATCCAGTAAATGTGTTATCGAGTAAACTCGAAGTTGCTACACCGTCCAAGCGCTCCGAAACGGCAATGATAATGCCGGGTGTGAAATCATAAACAGTGCCATAACCGCTTGTAATATTCTGGTTGTAAACGTATTCCCCTGTTTCCAGATTCTCCGGCACAAGGTTACTTCCAAATGTATCATCGTTTGTGTGCTCACGCTCAACAAAAGATATTTTTAAAGTATCATCTGCAAACCATGTTTGAAAAACATCCTGTTCAAAATACACATCACTTTTATTTTCGTTCTGAAAACGGATATCTGTAATAAAGTTAAAATACCAACGGTTATTATTTCGGTAATACATGTAGTTGCAATTTGCTATCGTTTCATAATTTGCAGGAAACGAAACAAATTTATCATCACGTTGATAAGTTGCCCCATCAAGCGTTGCTATGATTTTTGTGGAAAGAAAAGAAAGACGTTCTTCCATATTCTGGAACAATCTAACGTGCGCATAATCGTTCCCCCATGGAACACCCGCGCACAGATAAATTGTTGTATTGGGATTTATTGCCATTTTCCTCTCCTTTATATTTGCCGGGCGGGTAACACCGCCCGGCTATAACCATTATGCGTTTACTGTAATTGTGGCTGTACCGTTCTTTTCTGTATTATAAGTAGAAGTCGCAGTCACTGTTACAGGCCCAGCTTCTGTACTCCCGATGGTGAGCACACCATCACGGGTGATTGTAGTTGCACTATCAGAATTTCCGGAAATGCTCCACGTCACACCCTGCGGATAAAGCCCAGTGCCCTCTACGGTAGCTTTCATCTGAACAGTAGCACCCTTATTCACAGTGGTGGTGCCGGTCGAAACGGTAACTCCTGTAATTGTTGGCGCAGTCGTAACAAACGCAACCGCATTTGCAAACGGGCACACTGCCATGATTCTCCAATAGTGTGCCCAATACTGCCAGTACAGGCCCTGCCCGTTCATATCGCGCGTGAACTTCTGCAAAGCGTCCCACACTGCGTAGAAATCTTCATCAATCAAAATCGCGTGCGTATCCTGAATGGGGATTTCATCCACAACGATAACACGGTATTGAACCTTCGCGGGTTCAAGATTGAACAGGGTGCTATAACCAAGCACTGCCAAGTATGCATCGGTGTCTGCATCAATTATAAGAACCTGCTTTTCTTTCGGAGTAGCAGTCAGCACGCCCAAGCTGTTGTAATCTGAGCGCATAAAAGCCATCTTGTTAGAAACAGCCTTCATTTTCGCAAGGGCCATGTGTGCGGATGTATTATCCGTCACTTCGTCGATCACTTCAACCGCAAACTTGCCAGCCGTACCATACTGCGCAAGCAGATTTTTCATCGTGGTAAATTCATCCAGCTCTGCGCCCGTGTACATTGCGTTAAATACAGAACTGATAAAATCGCTAAGGCCCTGCCACGACATAAAGGCTTGACGCAACATGTCATCGGAAATAGTCTGCTTATAAAATACCTGATAGTTGAGTTTTGCGAAAGCGGTATTTACGTCAGGAATTTCACGCTTCATCCATTCTTCTTCAGCCTGTGCAGGGTCAAACTGATGTGCTTTTGCAAGATTCGTGTAAACAAGTTCAACCGTGTCACCGTATTCAAGAATGCCTTTCTTAAGCACCCTCATCGGGTTAGTAAACAGTCGATATGTAATCCACACTCGACCGATAAGATTTACAAGAGTATCCACAAAAGCATTTTGCGTAGGCTGATAATCCAGCACCGCCGTACCAAATTCCCGGATATTATCCTGAGTCACCTGCGGGAGCCGATTTTCAAAGCTGGGATTTTCCGCAACCATCTGTGCACGCAAAGCGGTTAAAAGTTGCGGTGCGTTATGGGTCACATTTGTCAAAACTTTTGCACTTTTCATTTTTCAATTACCTCCTCATTAAAAATGGATTTAATCTTTTCCGTTTCGTCTTTGATATCGTCGAAATCATCGTCTTTCAAATCTTCAACATGCTTCTTAACAGCATCACGACCAGTCAAAACGCGGGTAACATAATCGCGCTTAAAATCCCTAAACGCATTGGAAATTCCGTCCATTTTATCGTACATTTCTTTCCAGTAACGTTCCATTCCCTCTTGTTCATCTTCACTGTCATGCAACCGTCGCAAATCTTCACGCATGTCATCTGTAAATCCATCTTCACTGTTGTACAGCTTGTCAATAAATTCACGTGCTTCGCTAAGTTTCATTTTTAGTTTTCTCCTTTCACTTTCAAGTTTGAAATAGCGTCTTTCAATTCAATGTACGCTTTCGTATTATCCGCAAGAGCATTTGTAAAATCTTCTTCACTTACCGCGTGCGCGTTCATCTGTTTAACATTCAGCCAAACAAGAACGCCACACATTACAATCGGAAATCCGAGCGTACTAACTATCTGTGTCATTACTGTGTAATCCATTTTCTCATACCCTTTTATTAGCAAATTCATTTGCTAAAATTTGGAAATCTGCAACAGTCTTTTGTGAGTACAAAATATTACAACATTTTCGCACACCAAGAAAAATCCCGTACATAATTCCTCCATCTCTGGCGCCTGCTTTTTGATAGTTGTAGTAACTTTCAATATAAAGCGCTTTCAGTTTTTCACACATTGGGAAGCTCACTCAAATCTTTATTAAAGATTTTAAGAACTGCTACATCTGTAATATCCTGCCAGTAATTCCAGCTTCCGAACTCCTGCACTTTGTTAAGGTCGTCAGGTTTTACGCGGAACTTTCTCTTATTGCCAAAGTATACGTAATTTTCAGGATCATTGCTTGCGGGGCTGTTAATCGTGTGCCCGTTTTCGGCAAAAACAACAATCAGCATATTTGCAGTAAAATCAGTCGGCATTGGTGGTTCACCCCCTCCATACTCTACCTCATAACGCCCAACGATATTTGGAAAACCATCTTCCGGCGTTACAAGATTATTTGTAATTCCCCTACCAACATGCCATTCTTCATGGCAGTGTGGGCCGGTTGTATTACCAGTCATTCCGAAGTTACCAATAGGAGTTCCGGCTGAAACAGAATCTCCGACTTTTACAAGGCGTTCCGCGTGGTGTGCCGTCAGCACAGTACGGTCAAGAGCCGGATAGTAAATCGCAATGAAATTTCCCCACGACCAGTTTCCGCCCGTGCCGTATTCGCTCCGAATAACTTCACCATCACCAATCGCCCGTACCATCGTGCCACCCATTACCCCGAAAGCATCCCGCGTGTTCCAGTCTTTACCGCGATGAGAACCCCCGAAAACCTGTGTAACATTTACAAGTGGGTTAGCCGTAATCCAAGTTGTGTAAGCCATTGTTTTTCTCCTTTTAAATAATTATTTTCAACATGCTTTTAATTTCATGCTGAATTTTTTCATTTTCGTAAGCAAGCGTACCCGTTTCCAACGCTTCTTTTATTCTTCTAAAAAACGGGTGTCTTTCATACTGCTTTACATACTGAATTGATTTGTTAATGCTTTCTTTATCTGGGGTAAAAACCATTGTGTTATACGGGTCATAATCATATGAAATAATTGTCATACCTGTATCATAATCAAACCAGACACCGTATTTCTTGTCTTTCCATACAAGAGTAAAATAAAACCGTGTATTTTTTCCTTTTTTCATTATCTGTGCTTCATCATCCAAGTAGAATTTATTATCCACAGAATATTCTGCATATCCAAGAGCGCGAGACATTTGCCCAAACCTTGTATTTTCTTTTGCTCTTTTAAATTCCGCACTTGTCGGAACTACCTGTAAAAGTATGTTATCTCTTACAACTGCATTTTTATTTTTCGGCAGTGATAAATCCCATTGTATAAAATATGGGTTAGCCATTGAAATTGCGTTGCCAAGCATAAATAAGATAACATCGTCTCGCATTCGGGCTATTGTATCGTACAAATCGAATAAAAGGAAAGGCTCATTGCGCAAATAAGATGAATGAGGTTTATCTATAATAAATTCTTCAAAAATCAAATTTGAAATATCGGGAAAAGCACTTGATTTATAATCGCTTGCTTTCGTTAATGCGAAAGTGTAGCCAGCTAATTCTTCATTAATATACCATTGCCCGCCATCGTATTCTATTTTTGTATCCGGAAAAACCTGATTTTTAATAATGTCATTAAAATACTTGTCTGCGGTTTTTAACAACTCATCTTTGTATCTCCGAATATACCCGAACTGTTTACCCTTTTTCAGAAAGTCCCGAACCGCTTTGATTTTCCATTGGTAGGATTTCCCAATTCCACGACCACCAAGCACAATATTAAAAAGTGCGTTATACGATAACGTATTATTTATATCATAATACATAGATTCACCTCAACAGGATTTACAGGCAGAAATATTATAGCTTGCAAGGCCCGATGTTACAGACGGACGGTTTCACCCGTTGCACCCCGCTGTAAATAGTATTTACATTTCCTGTAAATCCTATTATAACTATACCTGTAATTTACAAATTATGCCATAGATTTTTGTTGTTCAAATATGGATAATTGAATCATAAATCTTCTAGCTTCCATCCGTTCATTTTATTTAAGTTGAATTCGCAAAGTGGGCATTTTACTTTAACTATTTTCTCTAGATTTATTTTTAACTCTTTGTTTTCACTTTCAAGTCGATTGATTTTAATAATTGCTTTTGCGAGTTTCAAGCTAATTTCATCATATAAACCACACATCTCATTATATTTACGCTCCATGATATCATTTTCATCATAGATTCTTTTACTATCTTTCATCAAATTTACATAGGCCCTTTTCAAATCGGAATACTTATCAATGAAATTGTTGTACATATAAAATTTACCCCCTTATATTAAACTCTTTATCAACTAAGACGATTCCACCATCAACATGAACTGGCATGAGTTTCCCGGTATACGTTGCACATGGATGAAAGTTTTCCCATGTGACCTGCTCTTTTCCTTTATCTGGTAAGCCCGCACAAGTGACATGTAATTTACCGCCTATTTCTTCAATGTATGTTTTCGGTCTTAAAAAACGTGCCCTTGTAAAATGACTTTCGTGTGCCCACGCGCCGAGTTTATAATCATCTATCTCGATGAACTTTTTAATATCTTCTACTGGTAAAGTTGTGTGAATACTATCCGTATCGCTGTAAATGTACATGTCTTTACCGTATTTTTCTATGCTGTATTCTTTTATTTTCTGACTAGTTTCAATTGTGTATTTTCTTGCATAAGCTGTAATAAACGCACCAACAGGAAGATACAAGGCTTCTCTTGTCTCCGGTGGGGAAGTCCTGTATTTAACTATTCCTTTATCAAGATACGGGTGTTTTTTAGCACAGATAGGGTCAAGCGCGAATTTGCCATATAATGAATTTAGCATGATTTTCGACCAGTTTCGCATAGTGGGATTATGTTCTTTACCCGCCTTTATTTTCTCATGCATCCATTTATCTATATACTTTTTAAACAAATCTTTTGATGCTCTGAATTTCCACCCGCGAATATATTCTATATTATAAACATTGTAGTGTTTTAAAAACAACTCATAATCCACGTTTGTTAAACATATTGGCACAACATCCCCATTGCTTGAAGTAACGTATTCTGTTTCTACAAATCGACGATTTTTCTTTAATTGAATTGTCGGCAAATATCCCTCTTTTAACTCAAATTCACATTTAAACAACTGAATGTATAGGGGGCGCTCTGCATCTTCAACATACTTACCATCATAAAATTTCGGTTCACCCCATGGCAAATCACAATAATACATACGAGATGGATACAAGCTATTTACGTCGAATACATTACCCTCACCTACATCTTTATCGGCGTATATCGGATTCAAGTAGGTGAAACCACCTTTATAGGCTTTGCGGATATCCTTGTCGTAATTCGGTTCAGGAAACAACGTTCTAAACCTCCGTTTCCCAATGATACTTTTAAAATCTTCTAAAGCGCAACTTCCTTGTGTCAGTTTTTCAAATCCCATTTTAAAAATACGGTCAAGTGCAAGTGACATTATCTGAACATCATGTTTCAAATATTCAGTTTCTTCTTTCGTTAAAATATGATTTATTCTACGTGGAACATTATAATCAATCTCAAGTTTTTGTATATCCAAATGAAAAGCCTTCGCAATCTCATCAACTGAATAATTTAATAGTTTCATGCTGTCACGCAACTCCAAACTATTCCCATTCCCAAACCGTATCTTTATTTTATAAAACTGGCCCATATCGGAAATTAGTGCGTTGAATTGCTTGTTGTAAAGTTTCTTTGTTTCTACATATTCATACCCATGCTTTAACAGATAACTGATACAAAATTCACCATCAAATTTGAGGTTATGAAAATATAAAATTAAATTTCCGCTTTCTTCACATGTTTCAAAGAAACTTTCTATACTGTTTCCTATTACAATATTATCTATAACACCAATTTCGCAAACAGCCCAAGCCCAAACCCTGCAATCATTTTTATCTGTGGTGGTCTCAAAGTCTGCGGTAAACATTACAAGTTTAAAGCCACTAAGGCGTTTTCAATTATATTTATCTTACCCTTTATAGCTTCTTCACCATATGAATATTCAATTTCCAAATATGAGCCATAGGCCGGGTCTTGACTTGCGAAATAAAAAGCTGCCCCGTTTATTTTGCTTATCCTCTCAACTAACTTATCACCAGCCGCACCGAAATTGTTTTGAATCGCCTTAATATAGTTTCTTTTGTATTCTTCATCTAAGAAAGTTAAATACCCGCTCCGCGCTCGATTCTGTGCAGTTTCCAATCTCTTTTTAACTTCTATCAGTGTTCTGCCTGTACCTTTTGTAATAGGTCTTAAGCTTTCCTGTTCAATCGTATAAAATGAGCCCCTGCGCTGTGCTTCCAGTATTTCAAACCTTTTCGTGGTTTGCTTATTCGCTTTCGTGATGGCACGTTCGACTTGTTCGCGGACAAACAGCGGAACTTCCAAACTGCTACCCGCTTTGTATTTTACCATTTTCTGCTTTTCGGGCTTTGCTAATTCCTGTAATCGATTCAATTCACGCGCTATTTCTGCATCTGTCCTACCGCGCATTACTTCCGTGCGTGTCAACGTATCGAGAATTTTAAACGCTTCATTTTTCGACTGCAATTGTAACAAGCGTCTATTGTATGCACGAATTTCTTTATCGATGTCCCTAGTCCTTAAATTCCCAGCGGTGTATTTCAATTTTTTAACACCCACTTTCTAAATAGTGCGCCCCGGTTATCCGGGGCGCTGTTTTTCTCTTACTCGAAATCCAGAACCATAATCTTCGGCCGAACACTTTCACCAAACTTTGTACAAGTAATGAAGCCAGACTTCACATTAATTCTATTCATGCCCTCATCAAAATCAGTCAAATTAACATCTTTTTTAAAAAAGACTGAATAAAACATTCTGTCTCCATCACTGTTTTTAACAGAAGTGGAAGCGTAAAGTTTCCCATTACTACCGGTTTTTACCCAGAAAGTCAATTCTCCTTTTACATCAAAAATTGTTTCTACGCGTTCTTTTGTCTCTGCTTTCTTTTTATAAGCCATTTTAAATTACTCCTATTCTAAAGTTATTCGGTTACAAGCGTACCGTGTTCTTTTACGATTTCTGCGCTGATTTCATAAGTGTTGTGAACTTTCTCTTTGTTCGCAATGCCGATAAACTTTTCGCCGTTGGCCTTCATTGCCTTTTTAAATTCTGCATCGTTCTTGTACAAACCGTCTACTGTTTCAACACAGAAATTCCCGTCTTTCTCCTTGATAACGCTATAAATACGTCCCTCATAAATCTTTACTTTCATTTTAAATATCTCCTTTTAATTTTGTGGTTATATTATAAACGGCATTTATTAAATCGTCAACCCTCCTTTTAAACTTTTCTGCCGTTTCTGACTTCAAACATATCCCTACTAATAATACGTTTTATAGGGACAATTTTCGCATTTATTAACTGTATCTTCTGTTTCTTTTACCTCTTTTATGGTATCAGAAATTTCATATAAAGCATCTCTTATTTGTGCCAATGCGTTTGTTAAGCCTATATCTATCATTTTAAATCCCTCCAATTGCTTTCGGATTTAATTATTGCGACTATGCCTACTAGAGAACATAAAATCAAACCTGTGCCAATCGTTCTAAGCGCGTTTACAAAATCTAAGTACATTATTAACCCTCACAGTTTTTATAAGCATCTTTCAAAATTCCATCTTCCCAGTAAACCAACCTGTGTTCACCATCGTTCATATGAACAAAACCGTATTCAACTTCTGCCAACATATTTACACCGTCCACCATTTGTAAAGCACTGTCAAAATCTAGTCTCGCCGCTTCGTTTAAAAATGCAATGTGTTCTTTTTTGAGTTTCATTGTAGTACCTCCAACTTTCTTTGTATTCTTTCTTCATCCATTCAATGTTTTTATTACTGTATTCTCCCTATCTCCCATCACATCATATTTGAAAGGTTTTCGTTTCCCTTTCACTATCTATATTATAGCATGGATTGTTTTGTTTGTATTTGCATTATCGTCTCTTTCTGTTTGTACTATTGTTTACTTTTGCTGGCGCGGCTCAGATGGCCCCGATGGCCCCGATGGCCCCGATGGTCTCGATGGCCCCGATGGC